ACACGCTTACTTCACCGCTCGACCCAGTGGTTTCATGGTGGGATTATGGTTCAAGCATAACCATGGCAAACGGTGAAACATTTACTGTTGACTTAACTGGCGCTGCAATTACTTTATCGTAGGGTAAAAAATGGCTAATGACGTAACATTACCGGGTACGGGCGAACAAATTGCCACGGACGATATTGGCGGCATACAATACCAGATGATGAAGCTGGTTGACGCTACGGAGAACAGCACAACACCCATTGGCACACAAGCCAACCCCTTGCCTGCTGCTCTTTACGGCGAAGCAATCGAAGCATTGGAAGCGGTGCGCTGTGCAATTCAAGCACTCACGCGCACCATTGGCCTGATGCAGCCAGACACGGCAGCAAGGATGCGGGTGGCGATTGATTCAATCACAGCTGGTCTCACGCTTGCCACGATTACAACGGTAGGAACTGTTTCGACTGTAACAGGCGTCACGACGGTAAGCACCGTTTCGACTCTTACCAACCAGACACAGATTGGCGGTTTTGCCGCTAACGACCAAATCCCTGCCCTTATGCGTTTGGGTGCGGATGCTCTTCGTCGCAACATTTCAGTGAGTTAAAAAATGCCAACAACAAACGGAAACAGAAAAATTCTTGACCTTAAACGCTGGGAATTTTGCACGCCAGCGCCCACAGCAACAGTGGCAGGTGCGTTTATTGCATCAAGCCGCCATTACAGGCAACAGCAGCTTTATGTGACGGCAAACACTACGGCATGGCTTTATCTGCCATCTGAGGATGGATGGGTTGCAACGCCTTCGCCAGGTTTGGCTGGTACTTTTGGCGCTGGTGCTGCTGGGGTTGCGTCTGGGTTCAGCGTGGGTACGGCAGTTGGTGCGGCACAGCTTACCGCAACAGGCGGGACGACCTCGACGATTGTCACAAACCAAACGCTTGCGCGCGACTTGCGCGGCTATAGCGTCCATATCACGGGTGGTCCGAATGCTGGCGTTACGTTGACGATTGTCAGTAATACTATTGGTACGAATGCCACGATTACTGTGGCAACTCAGGCTTCCGCGTTTTCCGCATCTACCACCTACCGCCTTATGACGCCTTGCTGGTATGTGGTTGGCGCGGGTACGCTGGCGGCGGCCTCATTCCGCAAGTATGACCTCGCCACGAACACATGGACAACGCTATCGCAGACCGGACTTCCGGCATCGCTTGCAACGGATGGCAAGCTGATTTCTACGCCGTCATGGATGGATTCTGGGTTTCTATCGTTTGCCACCGGCACGGCAACGGCTGGCGGTGCTTCGACACTTACTAACAGCACTAATAACTGGACAGTTAACCAGTGGACAAACTACCAAATACGCATCACGGGTGGCACGGGAGCCGGGCAAATTCGCACGATTGCGAGCAATACTGCAACCGTCATTACTGTAGGCACTGCATGGACTACGCAGCCAGATGTAACTTCGACCTATTCAATCGAAGGCAATGACGATTTCCTTTATTACATGGGCAATAACGCGGTCACGCTTTATCGCTATACAATCAGCACAAACACATGGGCTACGCTTACCCCTACCGCTGCAAGAGCCGCTGCGCCCGGCACTGGGATGTCTGCCCACTGGGTTTGGGATGTCAAGGAAAGCGATTGGACTGGTGAGAATGCCATATTGAATGGCCGCCGCATCTATTCATTCCGTGGTGCTGCTGGTGCGGTGCTGGATTACTATGACATCGCAGCGAATACATGGGTTAGTGGCGTGACTTATTCTCCTGCAACGGAAACATTCACCACTGGCACAAAGTATTCGTATATGGAGGATTTCCTCTATATCCAAAAAGAAGCGACTGGCCGCTGGTTCCGTTATAATTTCGCCACCAGCTCAATGGAAGGGTGGAATACCATGTTGTTTCCAAACGGCGCGGCACTTATTGGTGATACAGCGTTCGACGTGACTTATTTTGATGGGGCTACTGAAATTCGCTACGTTTATATGATTCTTAACACTTCCACCGTAATGCTCAGACAACAGGTAGTTTAATATGACAATCAATGACCTCATCAATATGTGCAAAGCAAGACTTGTGTATCTTTCACAACTTCGCGCATCTGCCGTCAGTTTGGGCGATATTAAGCAGGTTGAAAGAATTGATGCTGATATTGCGGCCACTCAGGAAACGCTGAATCAACTATTGACGCTGTAAGCCATGTCACTGCTGCTTCTTTTTAACCAAGCAGCGGCAGGCGGGGCTTATACTCTAGTTGCCGACGGCGGTACATACAATTATTCTGGCAATAATGCCAACCTGCTTTATAACCTTTTGCTAACTGCCGAGGGTGGTACTTACACATATAGCGGGAATAACGCTAGTTTAATTTACACGCCTGTTGGTTCTTATACATTAACAGCGGATGGCGGCACTTATACATATAGCGGCGACAATGCGAACCTGCTTTATAGCCGACTGCTTACTGCTGATGGCGGCATATACGGTTACAGCGGGAATAATGTTAATTTAACTTATGTCCCCTTTTCAGGCGCTTACACGATCAATGCTGAAAGTGGTGTCTATTCATATAATGGAAATAATGCGCAGTTAATTTATTATCCTATTATTATTAGTGGATCAGGAACAGCCAAGCGTAAAAAAGGATGGGGACGCGAACGCGAGATTCTCGAAGATTCTCTACGCAGGATTGAAGCTCAGGATATGCGAGACATTGCCGAAACGATGGCGAAGTCTGAGCGCCCACAGGCAAAGCGCATTATTCGCAAACTTGCCGACTATTCTGGGGAAATTAAACAGCTTGAAAGCTTACAGCGTGAACTAGCAAAACTTGAGGCTATTCAAATAGAACGCAAGGTAACTGACTCTATACAGGCTGAAAAAGAAAAAGAATTGACACTTGCAGCGGCTGAATTAAAATCAATCTTGCAAGAGGAGGTGGAAATTATCGAGGCATACTTACAACTTGAGGAATATGAAACGCGTGTTTTGTTGAGCACTATTGGGATAACGGTTCACTAACGGCAACCACTCAGCCTATGAGTGAGAATAGAGGAAATTATGGAAGTCGAGCAAGAAATCCAGCAAGAGACTGAGCAAGAAGAGGCGCAGATAGAAGAAGCGCAGGAAGAGCAAGCCGAAGAACAGCAAGAGGAACCAACAGAGGAAGTCACAATTACAATTGGTGACGAAGCGCCTCAAGAAGAGGAAGCAAGAGCGCCTGACTGGGTTCGTGAGCTGCGCAAGGCAAACAGAGAGAAAGAGCGTCGCATCCGTGAGCTAGAGTCACAGATCAATCAATCCGCGCCAAAAGTAAAGCTGGCACAAAAGCCAAAACTTGAGGACTTTGACTACGATGCTGAGAAGTTTGATGCTGAACTCGACAAATGGTACGAAAAGAAACGAATTCACGACATCGAACAGGAAAAAATCAGGCAGTCCGAAGATAATCAAGTAAGGGACTGGCAAAACAAGCTGGATTCATACACTAAAGCCAAGAACGAGCTAAAAGTCAAAGATTATGATGATGCTGAGTTCATGGCTCAGGAATTATTCAATGTTACGCAACAAGGCGTGATTATTCAGGGCGCGGATAATCCTGCTCTAGTGGTTTATGCTTTGGGCAAGAATCCGAAAAAAGCGCAGGAATTAAGTAGGATAAGTGACCCGGTTAAATTTGCTTTTGCCATTGCCAAACTTGAAAAGGAATTAAAAGTGGTCAACAAAAAAACAATACCCCCACCTGAGCGAACTGTTCAAGGAACTGGCCGGGTTTCCGGCTCGGTAGATTCAACACTTGATCGCCTTCGTGAGGAAGCGGCGAGAACTGGTGATTTAACCAAAGTTATGCGGTACAAAGCACAGTTAAAAAAGAAAAGCGCATGACGTAGTGATGCGCCATTTGGCCTGAGTGTCAGTCTGCGTAGCAGTCTGTCACTACAGGCTTGCAAAAAGATTGACGTAGTTTTACAATCAGGAAAAGGTATCGCCAGCCATAAATGGCAGACAGTTTAGCGGCCACCGGCTCTATTGGTGAGTAAACAGGCGCGGATTATCCGCAATAGTCACTCATTTTTTAGGAGCCAATCATGGCAAATAGTTTCTCGAAAGAAGAGCGCGTAGCGTTTGAGAACCTTCTCGAAGGTTTCCAAGACGCACTGGTGTTGTCGCGCAATGTAAACATTTACAACACCGATCAAAGCATGATGGAGCGCACCAATAACATTATTTGGCGTCCCCAGCCGTACATTGCCACTTCGTATTCTGGCACTGACATGACTGCAAACTTCGACGACTACACTCAATTGAGTGTGCCCGCCACTATTGGCTTCGGTCGTTCAGTTCCTTGGGTTATGACTGCTACCGAGCTACGTGATAGCTTGCAAGAAGGTCGTCTGGGCGATGCAGCTAAACAGAAACTTGCATCAGATATTAACGTCGCCATTATGAACGTTGCTGCCCTTCAAGGCACTTTGTTTGTTAAGCGTACTGGTGCTGCCTCTGGTTTTGATGATGTGGCTGAAATCGAAGCGGTAATGAACGAACGCGGCATTATGTTTGAAGATCGTTATCTGGCATTGTCAACCCGTGACTACAACGGCATGGCTTCTGATTTGTCTAAGGCTTCCCGTTCGTTTGGTAATGAAGTGACCGATACCGCCTACCGTCGCGCTTATGTTGGCCGTGTAGCTTCGTTTGAAACCTTCAAACTTGACTACGCACTTCGTAAAGCGGCTCAATTGGGTGGGGCTGGTTTGACGGTTGATACCCGTGCATCAGCAAATAACTTCTATGTGCCCCGTGCTACTAGCGTAGCAACCACTGGCGAAACTGCAAACGTCGATAACCGTTTCCAGACCATTACCATTTCCTCTACCACTAACGTGGCGGCTGGTGATGCGTTTACTATTGCCAACGTGTTTGCTGCTCATCACATTACCAAAGCCAACACCGGAACCCTGAAAACTTTCCGCGTTATTAGCGTGCTGAATAGCACTCAGATGGTTGTTAGCCCTCCAATCATCTCTAACCAAGGCGGCTCCGATGCTGAGGCTCAGTATCAAAACGTCGTTGTATCAGCTACCGCAAGTACCGCGCCTATCGTTTTCTTGAATACCGCTGCTGGTAATATGAACCCGTTCTGGCAAAAAGATGCTCTGGAAATTCTGCCAGGTCGTTATGCTGTGCCTGCCGATGCTGGTGCTGCTGTAATGCGTGCTTCTACAGATCAAGGCATTGAGTTGGTGATGACCAAACAATACGACATCAATACGATGAAGACTAAATATCGTGTCGATACTTTGTATGGCGTGGTCAATAAACATCCAGAAATGACCGGCATTATCATGTTCTCGCAAACGTAATAGAGAGGATTAAACCATGTCTAATATCTTAGCTCCAAACGGTATTGTTACCGTAACGGTTCCGGCGACCGAGAGCATTGCCGTTTATACCCAAGGCCAAGCGCAAGTTTCGCGCCGTCTTGGCTTTCCCAACTATCCCGACCAGACCACTTTGCTGGGTACGGTAACGAACGGTCAAACCGTATTCGGCGCTTATGCGTCTGGCGCGACCATCGTTATTGAATCCACTGGTGGTCAGCCTGTGTATTATGAAGTTGGCACTGCCCCTGTTGTTACCCAAGGGCGTCTTAATGTACAGCAACAAGTAACGCCAGTCGTTATTGCTGATGGTGGTTCAATGGCATTTTCTGCCGCTGACTTATTGTCTGGTATCGTTACAGCAACTCCGACGGCAGGACGCAACATCCAACTGCCTACTGGTGCTAACTTAGACCTAGCCTCTGAATTTTTGGTAAACGATTCGGTGGACTGGACTCTGATAACACTGGCGGCTTTCGCTTTGACCGTGACAGCTAATACTGGTCATACGATTGTTGGTGGCGCTGCCACTGGTGCTGCGTCTGGTAACGCGGCTCGCTTCCGTACCCGGAAAACGGCTGCTGATACCTTTGTGACGTACCGTATCGCGTAATAAATGGGAGGCTTCGGCCTCCCATCTTTTAGGAGGATTTATGCCACTCAAGCAAGGTTACAGTCAAAAGACGGTCAGCAAGAACATTACAGCCGAAATGAAAGCAGGCAAGCCACAAAAGCAAGCGGTAGCTATTGCTTTATCGACTGCGCGCAAAGCGGCTAAGAAAGCCGGAAAGAAAATGAAATGAGCGATTTTATCGTTTACAAAAAAGGCGGTGCGCATTTTGCCCCAGCTGGTCTGACTTATGACAGCAAAGTAATAGACCCGGAAGATTATGAAGCCGAAAAAGCAAACGGCTGGGACGTTGATTTTTTGACAGCACTTGGTCTAAACGAAGGCCTAAAAGAAGAAACAAACGCACTAATTAACGATCAACCAACTCGTGATGAAATGCTTCAAAAGGCTGATGAGTTAGGAATCAAAGTAGATGGGCGCTGGTCAGATAAGAAGCTAATGTCTGCAATTGAAGAGGCTATCAAGGGGAAATCATGATTATCGGTCCATTCATGGCACGTTATGGCGCTGGTCAAACGGTATCGACTTCGGTTACTTCGGGAACGGTAACGATTGGCGCTGGTAATAAATGTTTACGTTTACAAAACCTAGACAGCACAAACACTATTCACGTTCGGACTTCTGTGGGTGCAAGCACGGCGACTACCGCTGATGTAATGTTGAGACCAGGCCAAGTTATTGTGATTCAAAAAAACATGGATCACGACACCCTAGCACATATTGCCGCAGCTGGAACGCCTAGTCTGCGTATAGAGCCGGGCGAGGCTGGTATTTAATGGGCTACACCAAGCGCCAATTTGTTGAGGCCGCCTTTGATGAAATAGGCATGGCCAACTACGTTTTTGATTTACAGCCAGAGCAATTGCAGTCAGCATTAAGGCGCTTAGATACCATGATGGCCGATTGGAACGGCAAGGGTATCAGGGTTGGTTATCCAATACCATCTAGTCCACAATCTAGCGACTTGGATGAAGAAAGCCAAGTTCCCGATGTTGCTAATGAAGCGATCATCACTAATCTGGCAATTAAGATAGCTCCGGGGTATGGGCGAATTGTATCTTCTGACACAAAGGCAAGCGCACGAAGTGGGTACACAACGTTATTAGGTCGAGCTGTAATGCCTGCTGAACAACAGATTAGCGGCATGATGCCTAGCGGCGCTGGAAATAGAACATGGGGCGGCATTGACTTTCCATTCCTGGAAGCGCCGGAAGACAAGATACAGACAGGCCAAGACGGCTATTTAGAATACTGAGGACATTATGGCAGCAATCAATCAACTACCCTTGCTAAACAGTGCATCATCTGGCGATCAAATACCTGTTTACAGTCCGAATAATGGCGATGCAAGGCGCTTGTCAGTATCCTCACTACTTGCCTACTTTCAGCAAAACTTTGCCAGCCCAACGATGGCGGTGAATTTGTATGTTCCAAGTACTGGTTTCAGTATTCCCGTGCCAACTCCGGTATCTGAACAGCAATGGATTCTTTTACAACCCGCTGGAACTTTGGCCAGTGGTTCGATTACCTTACCACTGAATACGTCAACTGCTGATGGTGCTGAGGTATTGGTGACGACAACGCAAGCCATTACTTCATTTTCCTTTTCATTGAATGGCGCAACGGCTGTTAATGGTTCTGTGACTACCCTTCGCGCAGGCGCTGCAGTACGCTTAAGATTTTATCAAGCCACAAACTCTTGGTATGCGCTAACGACTGACTCTGCGCCATATAGCGCGGCTATTCAAGACTTTCTGACTAACCCCACATCGGCAAACCTCGCAACGGCTGTCACTGGTGATACTGGAAGTGGCGCGCTGGTGTTTGCTACATCGCCCACTCTAGTGACTCCTGTATTGGGTGTCGCTACCGGAACGAGTCTGGCCACTTCTGGAAGCCAACTAGTCAATGGCACAGGGAAGCAAGGCTATGACACTGGAGCTGGTGGGACAGTTACTCAAGGCGCTGGATCTGGTAAGGCAACGTCTGTAACCTTAAACAAGCAATGCGGCTCCATTACTATGGACGGCGCTGCATTGGCAGCTAACACCACAGTATCTTTCACTCTGACAAACTCAACTATTGAGGCTGGGGATATTTTGATACTGAACCATATTTCTGGAGGTACGGCGGGAGCATATACGTTTAATCCCCAATGTGGCGCTGGTTCAGCCTCGATTAGTGTGCGCAACGGCACTGCTGGTTCATTATCTGAAGCAATTGTCATACGTTTTGCTGTAATGAAGGTAGTGTCGGCATGAAGGATGCTCGTCTTGCTCGTGTTGGCGTGGCTGGCTACAATAAACCGAAGCGCACTCCATCACATCCAACCAAGTCTCATGTGGTTGTTGCAAAGCAAGGCGATCAGGTAAAAACGATTAGATTCGGCCAACAAGGCGTTACAGGTTCACAAAAAAAAGAAGATGAATCAAAGTCAGATAAAGCACGCAGGGAATCATTCAAAGCGCGGCACGCTCAAAACATCTCAAAAGGAAAAATGAGCGCGGCATGGTGGGCAAATAAAGTCAAATGGTAAGTCATGCAAATACCTATTCTAAGCGGTATCTACACTGACAACACACCTGAGTTACGTACATCGTACCCGGTCAATCTTATTCCTGTTCCTGCAAAAACAGGCATAAGCGCTGGCTTTCTAAAACCCGCTGAAGGTATCGTAAGCAATGGAACAGGAACAGGTACAGACCGCGGCGGTATAGAGTGGGATGGCGTTTGTTATCGCGTCATGGGAACGAAGTTAGTAAGAGTGGACAGTGATGGAACGGTCACAACCCTTGGCGATGTGGGCGGTAGTGAACTTGTCTCAATGGATTATAGTTTTGACAGACTAGCTATAGCATCCGGTGGAAATCTTTTCTATTGGAATGGCTCAGTATTAAGCCAAGTGACTGACTCAGACTTGGGCACAGTTTTAGATGTGTGCTGGATTGATGGTTACTTCATGACCACGGACGGCGCTAATTTAGTGGTAACGGAACTCAGCGACCCGGCACAAGTAAATCCTTTGAAGTATGGCTCGTCTGAATTAGACCCTGACCCAGTAAAAGCATTACTAGAGTTAAGAAACGAAATATATGCACTTAACCGTCACACCATAGAAGTATTTGATAACGTTGGTGGTGAGTTTTTCCCATTCTCTAGGATAGAAGGTGCGCACATAGCCAAAGGCTCCATTGGCACTCATACCTGTTGCGTTTATATCGAAGCAGTGGCGTTTTTAGGTAGCGGACGCAATGAAGCGCCAGGTATTTATTTGGCAGCAAATGGACAAACCAAAAAGATTAGCACTCAGGAAATAGATAAACTGTTGCTGACTTATACGGAAGGTCAGCTATCATTGTGCAAACTTGAAACCAGAAACGACAAGAATCATCAGTATTTGTATGTTCACCTGCCAGATAGAACCGTTGTTTATGACGCGGCAGCCGCTGAATTAGGGCAGGTTTGGTTTACCCTGACAAGTAGTCTTTCAGGATTTAGCCAGTATCGCGCGAGAAATTTTGTGTGGGCATACGATAAGTGGTTAGTCGGTGATCCTCAGTCATCGTCTGTTGGTTATCTTGTGGATAACGTGGGGACAAATTGGGGGCAAAAGGTGCGCTGGGAATTTGGCACGACGATAATGTACAACGAAAGCCGGGGCGGTATATTTCACCAGTTAGAGTTAATTGCTTTGACTGGCAGTGTGGCGCTAGGCACTAATCCACAGATCAGCACGAGTTATTCTATAGACGGCAAGTCATGGAGCCAAGATAAATTTATAAACTGTGGAACTACTGGAACAAATAAGAGACTGTGTTGGTTTCAGCAAGGACATATGAGAAATTGGCGTGTTCAAAGATTTAGAGGTGATTCTGACGCGCATTTATCTTTTCTTCGATTAGAAGCGCAACTCACCCCGCTGGCGTATTGATATGAATCTGAAACTCACCCGTAATCAGCTGGCTAGTTTTCTTAAAGACCCAGAGCAGATTAAGCAGTTCGAACAATTGTTTAATACAGTTGAAGAAATTGCGCCGGGTGGTAGTACTTCTAATTTAGATCTAGGCTCAGATTCTGCATTAAATACAGCACAGCAAGCTATTGCAACAATCGCAAAATTTGAAGAAGAAACAAACCTAAGTTTGGGATTGTTGGAATCAAAAACTAATCAGGTTCTGTCTTTGATTAGTGACCTTTCTACTAAAGTTGATGGCCTAAGCATGGAACCTGTCGCGGTTCCTGATAAACGCATCAGATATGGTTCTTTTTACGATACCACGACACAAACAGCGGCTCTGATCAATACCGCTTATGCGATGACGTTTAATACGACTGATTTATCGTCTGGTGTTTATATTGGCTCACCTAATTCGCGCGTAATTGTAGATACTGAGGGAATTTACAACATACAATTTTCAGCGCAATTTGACAATACACACGGTGGTAATCATCTTGCATTTATTTGGCTTAGAGTCAACGGTGTTAATGTCGCTCAAAGCGCGTCACAAATACGGCTAAAAAGCACTGATGGGGAGCTGGTTGCTGCGTGGAATTTTTTCTATAAGTTGAAAGCCAATGATTATTCAGAATTGATGTGGTCGGCTTCTGATACAGCCGTGCAGATTACCGCTCAGGCGGCTGGAGCAGTTGTTCCTGCCATACCTTCAGTGATATTAACGGTTTCAAAAGTGGGGGATTAAATGGCAGTCTTAGTGAAAACATTAGTCGCGCCTAAGCAAATGGAAGCGACGCAAACGACTCAATATACGGCGGTGACTTGTCGAGCAATTATTGATAAAGCCACAGTAACCAATACGGACACCGTTAATCGCACGTTTTCAGTTAATCTGGTGCAGTCAGGCGGTAGTGCTAGTAATAGCAATTTGATTATTGATAATCGGACTTTAGTACCAGATGAAACCTATCTATGTCCTGAGCTAGTTGGCCAAGCATTAGACCCTAGTGCATTTATAAGCACTATCGCCAGCAACGCAACATCACTGACGCTTCGTATAAGCGGTCGTGAAATCACGTGAGGAAGCTATGATTAAATTCAACATAATGGGCGGACTTCCTGAATCTGAGGAATTTATTACCGCATCGGAAAACAAAAAGAATACTCAGATTGTGATTGACGACTGGATGCTCGGACCTGAAAAACCAAGCATTGACCCGACAGCAAATAAATCCTTTTGGTCTGGTTTGGCAAAAGCCATGCAAGTGGACGAAAAAGAAGCGCGTCGCCGTCGATGCTCGAATTGCGAGTATTACGACAACAGCACCATAACCCAAGTCAAGATGGAGCGCATACCCCAAAATAAATGGGATGTGAATGCAGGGTTCAGAGGCTATTGCGAGAAGTTCGAGTTTATTTGCCACGACTTGAGATCATGCCAAGCGTGGGAAGAGCGGGAAGATGATGAAGATTGACGAAAGCGTAAAACCTTGCGAAAATGTGAGCGCTGAGTTATGCGCAACCGGCAGCGCGGGGGATAATATGCGCATACTCAAGCAACATTTCAAAAACCTACTATTACCAGAATCAGCCATTGACTGGCTGTGTATGCTTTGGCACGTAACTCAGGTTTGGGATGACGTTGCGGATGGCGATCAGATTGAACGTCAAGATCTAGACAACGCAATCTGGTATTCACTGGTAGGAATGTTTTCTAATCCATTTTTTCAGGCCAATTCCTCATCGTTATTGCCTTTGGTGGCTAATCTCATCATGAAATGGCAAGCCTCAGATTATGTCGAAAGAGAAAACGAAGCTGATGCGCGTTCGTTTATTTGGCGTGCAGGTTTTTATGATGTCGTGATGATGGTAGTAACGCTTTGCCATGGGCATGAAAAAGCCAAAACCCTGTCGTATTACGTCATGAATATGTATGGCGAAAAATTAGAAGATTATTTGAAGGAGTTTAGCCATGCCTGACCCGGTAAGCGCAATTGTAGGAATAGGTAGCGAATTAATTGGTGGTGATTCGGCTGAGGATGCGGCAAATATACAGGCTGGCGCATCTCAACAAGGAATAGCCGAACAGCGCCGTCAATTTGACTTTATCCGCGAACTTCTAAAGCCTTACGTTGAGGCAGGCGCTCCTGCCTTACAACAACAGCAAGCCTTGCTTGGCCTTGGTGGTTCTGATGCGCAACAGCGCGCTATATCCGCACTAGAAACTTCACCACTATACCAGGCTCAAGTAAGGCAAGGCGAAGAAGCCATGCTACAGAGAGCGTCTGCGACTGGCGGTTTACGTGGCGGGAATATACAAGGCGCACTTGCTCAATTTAGGCCGGCCATGCTTCAGGACGAAATAAATCGGCAATATGCACGGTTAGGCGGCCTTACTTCACTTGGCCAACAATCAGCGGTAGGAGTAGGTACTGCTGGGCAGGCAATGGGTACTCAAGTATCTAACCTATTAGCGCAACAAGGAGCGGCATTAGCAGGAGGAGCCTTGGCGCAGCCGAATCCATTCGCTACGATTGGTAAAGGATTCGGTGCTTACTATGGTATGACTGGAAAATCGCCGTTTGAATCATTTAGCAAACCCGCGCCTTCGACGTTTGACTGGACAGCTCCAGAGGCTGGCGGATGGGGAGGTCTATAAATGCAACCGTATGACTACAGGAGCATGGTACAAGACCCGTTCGAGTCTGCTTTGCAGGGTGTAAAGTTTGGCGCTTCGCTTGCTGAATTACAGGCAGCACGTCAACAACGCGAGCTATTGGCGCAACAACAACAACAGCAACTAGAACAGCAAAGGTTACAAGCAGAGCGATTCAATCAAGCACGAACGGCTTTTTTTACTAACCCCAACCCTACCATTCGGGATGCTTCCACATTCCTGAGCTTTTTGTCTAAAGACCAACAGGCAGCATTTGAACCATACGTCAAGCAAATATCAGAGTCTGAAAACAAAGCCAGTCTGAATTTTGGCTTGCAGGTCATGTCTGCGCTGGAAAGAAAACCGGAATATGCAGCGGAGCTATTAGAACAACGCGCTGAGGCTGAACAGAATCCACAGAATGCACAGTTTTACAAACAACTGGCAGCGCGTACGCGTGAAAATCCGGCTGATGCTATCAAGGTAGGCACGTTATTACTTGCGCCTATACCAGGTGCTAAAGAAGCGTTAGACAATATCGCAAAAGCGCAAGAAACAAAACAAAAAGCCGAAGAAGCACCTATTCAACTTAGGAAATTGACTGCTGAAGCAATCACAAAAGAAGCAGAGGCAAAATATGCCCCGGATAAATTTGGATTAGAAATTGGATTAACTGAAGCTCAAATAGAACAAGCAAAAGCGGCGCGACGAGCGCAAGATGCTGCGGCAAAAGCGTCAGGTGCGACTGCGGCACGCGCGCAAGCTGAGGCAGATCAAATATCATCAGGAATTATTCCTGCCGATAAACGCCCTGAGGCAGAAACAAAATTTAGAAAAGAATACAGCGATCAAACAAAAGGCTATCAAGAAGTTAAATCTGCATATTCACGCATATTGGCATCTGAGGATAGTGCTGTTGGTGATTTGTCTTTGATATTCGGTTACATGAAAATGCTAGACCCTGGCTCTGTTGTTCGTGAGGGTGAATTTGCAACCGCACAAAATGCGGCTGGCGTAGATGATCGAGTGCGTAATTTATATAACCGTGTTAAGAGCGGCGAAAGACTTTCAGAATCACAAAGAAAATCATTCAAAGGACAAGCAAATAAACTTTATAGCACAGCACAACAACAAGAAGGACAAGTCAGAAAAGGAATTGAACGTATAGCAAAAGGTTATGGGTTAAATACATCAAATATATTTTATACAGCGGAAGAAATACCGCCAGCAACTCCAGCAGTTCCGCTTGCACCAAAAACAGGAAGTGAAGGTGCAGAGGGTGTGTCAAAATCAGGGCGACCGATGGTGTTTAGAAATGGTGGATGGGTATACAAATGACGCCAGTTCCATTATCTGATTTGCCGGATGAATTGAAAGGGCAGACTGTTCCTGAGTCTGATTTGCCAATAACAAAACCAGTAGAACAAAAACCCGGTTTTATAGCATCAATTGGGGAAATGATTACCGGCTCACGTAGAGCAACGCCAGAAACTCAAACACTGCCAGAATGGACTGGAATGCCAGAGCTTAATCAAATGAGCGTGGCATCCTTTAAGACTGCGCGTGGTACGTTGTTGTCGAATCCTAAAGAAACCGTTCAGATACTAAAAGCAAACTTTCCAGGTGTGCAAGTTCGTCAAGATGCCAAGGGAAACTACTTGATGCGCTCATCGGTCGATCAAAAAGAATATGCCATACCCCCAGGCTTCACGATGGGTGACATCCCACGTGCGCTTGGTGGCATTGCAGCATTCACACCAGCGCGCGCTCCTATGGCCGCATTAAGCAGAACAATTCCTGGCGCTGTTGCTTTTGGCGCAGGCACTCAAGCAGCCATCGAAGCTACGCAAGCTGGCACTGGTGGCACGTTTGATGTTGCTGATGTTGGCATGGCTGGTGCTGGCGGCGCTTTTGGTTTGGGGCTGCAAAAAGGAATACAAGCGGCTACGCCGATAGCAAGACAGGCACTGCAAAGAATAAGGCAGCGCCCTGTAACTCAACCTGGCGCGCCAATGGCAGCAGTACCAGAGACTGTTCCTGCTCAACAAGCGGCTACCCAAACTGCTCCTGTTGCGGTTGCACCGAAAACCGTTCCTAGTGCTGCAATTCCAGAGACTGTTGCCGCAATTCCAGAAACAGACATGCGCGGTGCTGTTGATGTGCTGGGTTTGGCAAAAAAAGCATCAGGAATCATGCCGGGCTCAACGGCGGCGCGCGAAAAACTTGCTGAATTATCACAGATAAATCCGCAAGCAAAACAAATGGCAGATCAGTTAGGGATAGATTTGCCAATTGATGTATTTGCAGATAATCCGCAAGTTAGGAGCGCTGTTGGTTTAACTAGGGCGCTGGTTGGAGGTGAAGCAGAGGCGGCATGGGAAAAAACGCTGCGCAACTTTATGTCGCGTGGCGACGAAATATCACAGCAATTCGACGCGGCTTTTATTGAAGGAAGGCCAGCTACAGGTGCGGTATCTGAAAACATACTTAATACATTAAAAACAACAAGATCAGACTTAAACAAAGAAGCGCGTCAATTATATGATGCGGTTGATAATTCCATGCAAAAAAGCTCAACTGTTGAACTTTCAAATTTGCGCCAGTCTCTGGATGAAATAATATCCGAGGTAGGGGAAAACGGATTAAAACCGCAAGAAAAAAATCTTTTCAAAATACTAGATGAAGGCAATATCACTTATGGTCGTTTGTTGCGCGAAAAAGACTCTATTGGTAAGGCCATAGGCGGGTTACAGTCTGAATATGGCGACATGACGTCGGCTACGCTCAAAAGATTATATGGGGCATTAGCTAAAGACCAGTTAGACAATGTTGCAGTGATTGGCGGCGATGATTTAGCGAAACAACTCAAGGCAGCAAACTTACTCACAGCAAAACAAAAAGGGCTTGAAAATCGAATTATTGGTGCATTTGGAAAAGAGATTGACGGAAGCGTCGGTAATTTGATTGTTTCATCTATTAGCGGCGCGGCAGGTAAGGGCGGGAGTTCTGCACAGTTTAATAAGTTAATGAAAGTGATGAATACTGTTCCTGATGAGCTCAAACGCCAGACTTTGGCTACCGGACTAGCCGCAGTTACTCAAGGCCGAGCGGCTGGTCGTGCTGGTGCTGAAGTGGCTTTCAGCCCGACAGAATATGTTAAGGTTTATCGAGGATTGAGAGCCAATCCGCCAGTTTATGCTCAGTTTGCAAAAATAATGGGCAAGGATTGGGAAAAAACATCTCAAGCACTTTATGAGCTATCAAAACGTGTAGCGGATGCCAGCGCTCGGATACCACAGACCGGGAAAGCAAACCAGATACTTGCTGAAAATGCAGTTAATGGAATCACTGGCAAGGTAATGGAAAGCGCAATGGCGCAACGTATCGCAACTGGAGTGGCAAGCACAGTGCCGGGCGGTGGATTTATTGCGCCAGACATTGTGAAATGGATGACTAATAGCGGCGCAGCAACCGTACAAAAAGCATCTGATTTGTTCAAAAGCCCAGAGTTTCAAAAGTTGGCAGTAGAGGCCGCCACTAAAGGAACGAAAGTTAGTGAGCAACAATTACGCAAGTTGGTGCTATCTCAACAATTCAAAAACTTTGCGCGCGCTGCAAATTTGCCAATTAAGTTAGAAGATCAAATGATCTGGATTAGATCAGGTTTAACAGCAACATCTACTCAGGAGCAACAATAATGCCCTTATCCGTACAAGTACCTTTCCCAGTATTCCAAGACCGTGACGGCCAGCCTTTAGATGCTGGCTATGTATGGATAGGGCAGCCTTATCTACCGTCACAAACAAACCCGCTTCAAGTCTATTTTGACCGTGATCTAACGATACCGGCAGCGCAACCGTTGCGCACGTTAAATGGTTATATATCGAATGCTGGAACGCCAGCTCAGGTGTATGTTGATTCGCCTAACTTTAGTATTTTGGTTCAGGATAAAAAAGGGATACTAATATATACATTCAATGACGCATCAGGTATTAATCCTGACTCTCAAGGTATTTCATACGACCCGCCATTTCCTAATTCTTCACCCACAAATGTTGAAGTTAAATTAGCGCAGTTTGTGTCAATAAAAGATTTTGGTGCCGTTGGTGATGGCGTAACTAACGATTACTCGGCTATTCAGACTGCTATTGATTATTTGGAGTCTATAGGTGGCGGAAAGTTGTTTTGTGAAAATGGGAAAACTTATGCAATGAGTCCTGCCCCGGCGATTAAAAATAATGTCAAAGTTGATATGTGCGGTGCTTGCTGGAATATGACGCTGGGAAGTGGTAATGTACCTGGTGTAAGAATAGGAACAAATTCTGGAATAGAAAACGGTTCAATCTACGCAATATCAACAGGCTCTCCATCTAGCCAGTATTTTTGGCATGCTGCTATATCATTAGGAGAGGCTAATAACCAAGGTTATACACCTGGAAACCCAGGGTATTACCAATATGCAAATAACTGGTTTATTAAAAATATAACCTTTCATACAACTCGCCCTAACTGTCCTGCTCTGCAAGGCATGGGTGGTATTCACAATGGTATTCTTGAAAACATATACATACCAGACTCAAGCTCTTGCAGCGGTATTCATTTTGACTGGGGCAACGTCGGTACTGTGTCGTCATCCAACATCCCTCAGACTCGAACGGATTACGATGCCGGATTATGTTATACAACGCATCCGAATAACATCATAATTAGAAACCTAACGACAGGAGATTTGTCGTTTCCATCTGCGTCGCCTGATATAGGAACCAGGGCGATACGTTTAAGCGCTTGTTATGGAATCAAGGCTGAAAACATCAAAACAGCAGGTACAACATATGCAATTTATAACCATGTTGGCGGTGATTTAGGTTTTGAATTTGCACAAAGTGCTGTTAGGTTTTTTGCTTGTCGTGGTAACGGTATCAAAAACGTACAAGGTACTAATTCCAGACAGTTTGGCGCATATATTGATACTTATGCAGACAATATTGCTGGTGCAGTTGGTGGTGGTTATTCGCCTATATTCGACACCATTATGCAAGGTGATATTACTTTAGAACAATTCACCACGGCAGGTATTGGCGCAAATACTAATGAGGATGGCATACGTTTAGAATTTGTAAACGGGGTGTATGTTAAGGATGCTAACTGTTTCAATCATAATTATGGTTTATATATAGATCAAAGCTCATCAAATATCAAAATAGAAAAAGGCAATTATTATTACTCACAACGCGATGGAATTGCGATCAGAAACAATGCAAATAGCAGGTCAATAATTATTGATGGAGTACAAGCACAAAGGAACGGTATATGGTCATCATGGACGACAAAGTGCGGGATCATTGTTGATGGTGGAGTTGATGTCACCGTGCAAAACTGTTTTTCTGGTAGTTATAGTGAAGATATTCAAAATAGAGGCATTGTGGTGGGAACCGCTGGAACTAACATCTCAGTGTTGAATTGTACTGTCAGAGAGGTAGTGACAGGTGGCATTGCTTATGTTTTAGCAACTGACGGTGACTACGACACAGCATCTGTTTTTGTCAACAACATTTATAAAGGTAGCGCTGGAACCGCATATTCTGGCCAAAGGATTATCCCAATTCAAAAAGTATATGACCAAGTAAGCCAAAATTATATTGGAATTTTCACAGCAAATAGAAGTTTTTTATCAGCAGATACAACGCCACCAAGCGGAACATGGCAAGCAGGAGACAGGATTTTATTTAGTGGCGGCGCTTTAGCTGGCGGTTATACTGGATCGTTGTGTATAACAGCAGGATCACCCGGAACGTGGAAAAGATTCGGAATTGCGGAAGCGTAATTTTTTGAGCATAAAAAGGTGTTATTTACATTTTCCGACAGTAGATAAAAATGTACTATTTGAGGTATTTGCGTGCAGGTGTAGATGATTTGAATGCAAACGGCTGGCGTTACACTTTCAAGGAAGTGCCTAGTCCGGCAGATATAGAATACGCTTTGGGTGGGAAAAGGGACTTATGGAACAGCAAAGATTAACGGTAAGGTACGAAGTTCCAATAACTTGGCTAATAGGCGGGTTTGGGGTGGTGGCTTCTTCTCTGTTTTATGCCGGTTGGCAAGCATCTGACCTTAAAACACAGCTAGAAAGCGCTGTGAGATTGGGAAAAGAGGTTATGCAAACTCAACAAGCTATGTCAAAAGAACTCATGGAACTAAAAGTTAAAGACCAGATAATCGACGCAAAAATTGTGCAGATTGAGCAAAGATTGGTGAAGGTGGAAAAATGACCTATTTGATTAGCTTTTTTATTGTCGCTGGCGTTATGACACACCCCGTTGTGACCGTTCACGGCTCACAACAAACCTGCGAACTGGCCAAGGCAAAGCTATTGAAAGACATGCCAAAAGAGTACAAGCTCGTGGCTTCTTGCATCGACAGATGATAGTCACGCTCAAACGCGGACAGAGTACAGAGCAAGGTACGTTCGGACGTTTGTTGTTTGGTGGCAACACTTTGCACACGGTTGAATTGCCGTGGCGAGAAAATCAAAGACGGGTAAGCTGCATTCCGGTGGGTACATATGAATGCGCCTTGGTCAATA